CAACAATGTTGTCTTTCGACCTTACCCAGTTTATCTCCTCTCGAATGGTGTCTGCATCGAGTGGTGCCAAGATCAATCCTGATCTGGTCGGGTGTGGTTTAAAACCTCTCTTAAGGAAGGTCGTCTCCTCAAGTGGTCGTAGGGGTGGTGGTTTCCCCGAAGTGTCTTTCGACTCTGGTGTGAATGTGATATCATACATTCCAAGGAACAGTTGGTAAGTGTAGAAGTTAAACAACTTTCCCAAACTGTCATCTACAGCGATATCCACATCGTCCCCATAGACTGCTATCTCAATGAAAGCGTCGAAAACTTCTTCGGCCGTTCCTCCACATTCGAAGGTCTGGCAAGCTTCAATCCAATCATCAATAACTTCCTGAGGAGCTCCACTATGCTCTAGATGTTCCAAAACATATTCTCCTCCAGCAAGATAATCGTCATATAGGAAACAAAATCCTGAGAAAATGTCTCCCACATTCACACAGCAGTTCACCTCGCTAGTTGCCGTTCCTCCTGATGGATTTCCACCATACATCTCGAAGACTGAGTTTCCAAATATTGCTATCCGGTGTACATAGTCCTCGAAGATGAGCTCCCTGATCTTCTGATTCTCCTCTGAATCACCATACCATTTATTAGCTGATCTGACAAACAAGTTCATCATTTCAGGCCTCTGCGTTCTATCAAACTTAGAGTAATCACCAGCAAAACAGCTCCCTGTTAGCTTCATTCTCCTTGCCAATCTAGTCCACGCAGGTCCAACAGGATTAATACCAACTTTAGCGGGACACACCTCATGAGAAGCACGCATCGCCACTATGTATTGGTAAAAATACATTCGAAAAACAATATGGTAATCCAGGGGTCCCACACAAAAATCACGAGTTTTTGACTTCTCGATCTTTTCAAAAGTTCGGAGCTCATCTTTCAACGCATGGTACCACGTTCCCGGATGACGTTTGCCAGACTTGTAAGACTGAATTCTAGCTTTCACTGCCTGATCGAGCTCAGTATTCAGTTTCGTTATCTGGTAATCATCATCTAGTTGGAAGAGATGTCGTTTTCCGACTGAGTCCACTGGTCGTGTCTTAACGTAGGGTAGTCCAGGTGAAGTATCCAATTCCAATTTGCGTGAGTACTCTGATTCCCAAGGTCGCCCATTACAAGCTTCCAAGATGGTCAGAACCTTCTTCTCAACTCTTGCATCTTGAAGTTTATTAGCCATATAATTTGGTACAAACTCAGCACTTCTCTCCACTAATGAGATGGGAAACGGCTTAATAGTTTGTGTCCAACTATCAAAAGCTACTTGAAGGGGTCCAGGATACTTCGGGTTGCGACGGATGTCGCGATTTGACAAAACGGCTGGTGCTTTCTGGGGTGGGAATAAGCCATACAGTGGTGACCTCTGTATTTTTGTTTTGTCGGGGGAATAGATGGCATGTGAAGCTTTTGCCAATCCAAGAAATCGAAGGGGGCTCTCTGTTGGTAAGATTAAGTGACTTTCCCCTTCTCGCAAAATATCGGCGATTGGTACTGATGGTACCTCATCCTCGAACTTCACATTCGCCAATATCTCTTGTGTCACCAGATGTCCTTCTCCACGCATGTTCGTTCCGCTAAATGAACAATGGATAGCTATCAAGCGTCGTTGGTGTCTAGGGTTGGTCAATGTTATTAGACTCCCACAACAACCTTTTCCGCTCATAGTTCCAGAGTAACTAACGAATCGACTAGCCTTATACCAGACAGGGTTGTTCTTGTCTTGGTTCCACGCTGCCTTCTTCAGATGCACATTCGACCGGCCTGTCACGATGAGAGGATTCCCATCTTTATCACGGTACAACATTGCACAATCAGCATTATTAATTATCGGAATATCCGATTCTCGAATAAACTGTCCTACAATATTGCGTCGTGATCTGACTCCCTTGTCGAATGTGTAAACCGCTAGATCTTCGTACGGGTTCTCGTGTTGTCCGTTACCTCCGCCAAGATGTTGCACTCGAAATGGATCAAACCTTGATGTTTCAATCAGTTCTCCACCATTTCCATTATCCTGAATCAATTCCATGATGTCATCTTCTTCCATCGTATCTAGGAAATGTCGGTTAATTAATGCTGCTCTGCCCTTGATGAATGTTGCAGTCGTCAAATAACCAGGAATCCTAACACGTATGACATTCTTGATTGGTCCATTACTCAAACTGGTCTCTTGGAAATCAGTATAGAGTGCTTGTCCTTCACGGTCTTCCATCTCCAGATGTTCAGCTAACTCTTCCAACATGAACAAAATAGCATCAGTTCCACGCTCAAGTTCAGTTCCGTAGTTTGAAACTATTTCTTGGCAGTCACACCCAGCTTTACATTTTGTCCGTAGTAGGGCCATTTTCAGTTTTGTGGTCGTCAATTGGTTTCCAGTCAATACCTTGCCATCGTCTTCGTATATTAGAGTCAGAGCTGCCACTACCATCCTTGTGATACAAGTATCTTCAGGGTAGGATCGTTTAAAGCTCATCTTCTTTTTGATGTTCTTCATCATGTTCGACAGAGCTATACGAAGGGTTGGTCCGATGGTCTTTGAGTACATCTGTCTGTTCACACGTTGCACGGGCTTAAAGAATCCAGCTGTCATAAACCCTTGATTCATCAGTGTTGACCAAAGTTTTCCAAGTTCTGGACAACACAATGACTCCTCAGAGAGATCTAAATTCTTGACAAAGTCAGTCACTTCGATCTCAAACTTATCTGGGTCTGATTCTCCTGATCCAAAGTAAACTTCAAGGAACCGTTTCACATGTGTACAACCACTACACTGTCCGACACGCTTCATGGTGATTGCCTTCTTGTGTCGTTTGTGATCCGCAGTGTACTTCCTCTCTCCCTCTCGTGAATCCTCAAGCGCTGGTGTTGTTGAGGGGAAAAGCTTACTCCAAGTGAAGTAAGTAGTCAATAAACCGATTGCTGTCATGAACATAGACAAGTATTTGTGTCCTAAAACCCAATTTACTATTTGTCCGAGTTTACTCATTAAAGCATCCTTGAATATCAACAACTTACCACGCAAGTGTTTCTTGTCCATGCGCTTCTTCAGTTTTGCTTCCCAATACGCGTCTGGTATGCGATTTATCAATTTCCAGTGTGGTTCAAGCACTGTGTTATAATAACTCGCATTTGGGAAGTCGCCGTTTCCATAACGATTGTGTTCCAAAATGTCCAAACAAATCCTCTCAACATGCTTTGACAAGTCTGGTATTCTGGGAGTTTTATGGAAACGACTGAAGACCATCGTGACTTGTTCAGGTGTTAGAATCTCTTCAGTTTTGATCTCCTCTGCTGGATTGCAGTATTGACATTTGAATTGATCCTTGAACTTCTCGTGCTTATCATCACAAATCCCAAAGCGTTTTCCTGCTATCAAACACTCTCCTTTACGAATCAACTCTTGGACTATGTCATCCATAGCTCCCTCCTCAATGCCTTCTAGTTTCCTTTGCAGGTCTCTAGCTACTGAGGGTGCCTCAAATGTCTTTGGTAATGGATGACATTCGACTTCAGCCGAATGAAATGTTCCTTCTGACCATTCACATTCACTGTCATCATTCTGTCCATGTCGCGCAGTCTTCAACTCTTCTTTTCTCCGGCGTCTTTTGGTCTGTCCTTCACGTTCCGCGTCATCAACCTTATTGAGCCATGCTGTTAGTGCGCTGATATCTGCTTCCTTGGGGTTCCCAGCATACCGTTCTTTGACTAAATCCTTCATTCTCTGCTTCAACTCATGTGATAAGATGGTGTTTGAGAATGCTTCATACTGTGGTGCTTCTTCGTAATTTCGGGGATTATAAACCAATTCTCCGTCGATATATCCTCGTGTTGAACAATCGACTTCTGGCTTCGGATAACAATTCTTCCTCGAAACTCCAATCTGCTTATGTATATCCCATTCATTATGAAAATGCTTGAGCATACAATTGTAGATGAATTCGGTCAAAGTCTGGTAAGTGAACTCCAAAGGTACACCATTTGCTCCTCTCAATCTCCTATTCTCCTCGCTGTGGTAGAGGTGAAACCTAAGATGGGACCAATCTTGACTATACCTCAATGAACCGTCTGCATTACGGGCATTGTTGTGTATCACTTTAATCAATAAATGACGCCTGCGGTACACGGCTTGAGTACAGTAGATTGTTTTAGGTTTTGGGTAAGGAGTGTTAGTCGTGTAGAAAAACACATCAGATGAAAATGGAGTACCTTTAGAGTGCAGATCAGCCATAGGCAAGACAAAAGTTGTTGGACTAACCAAGTTAATGAACTCAGTATAATCTTCATCACTAGTATCCTGGCCAAAGTCGTCTCTTCCAGTAGCCCATTGTCCGTTGTATCCATCCCAATGGTCCGTTTTCGACCGGTAATAAGCCCTCTGGAGTGGGGGAATCTTAAGTCGCTTAGCTAAATTGTAAATTATAGCGTGGGCAACTGCAGACTTCCCAACTTCTGACCTTCCGAAGAATGCCATACAGAATGGTGTTATTCTGTGTTTAAGCACTTTCTTACCGATCTGGATACCATCTCTAATCTCACGAAGTAACTCATTTCGCTTAGTGATAGTAACCAACAATTTTGGTTCCAATCCAGTAATCAAAAGGTCTGATTCCAATTCCTGTCCAATTTTTGATAGTGTTAGTACCAAATGCCAATATTCATCATCAGTGATTCCAATATGTATAGACGTTTCCTTTTCCAAAGCTCCAGTCAATTTAAGCCAATTCGTAATTTGTGGGAATTTCTCTTCAAGTTTCTTTGCTGCTCTCAGAGAAGGGTCGTATTCCAGTCCAAAGTAGGTTGCAACTCCTAAAACGGAGTCTTTGAGCTTAGGTAAGATCCAATCAAATCCTCTCATGAGAGAGAAAGTGGCAGCACCAATACCCAGCACATTTCGGAGGTGTGAGAGACAATCATTCTGTTCCTTGGAGGATGGTCCTCGCTTCAAGACTATAGTACCTATACCCAGCACAATTAAGGGTAATAACGCCGAGAGTGGCTCCATTTCACTCTCTCCAATTCGGTCTGTGGTGGTTATGCCGACCGATACTTCGTCTTTTCTCAAAGCGGCCATCAACATGGACAAGTTCAAAC